CGAAGTAGCGGTCTACTCCTCGACCGTCCGAGCATTGAGGCTATTCGGTCCTTGCGTCAGATTACTCTGGCGTTCGGAAAGATGCACCTCGATTGCACGGATGCGCGGATAGCCAAGGCTATCAGCGGTTACGTCGAGTGTGAGCAGGACGTACGCCGGGCCGACAAGGAGTTTCCTCTCGCAAGAGAAGAATTCATCCGTGTCGGAACGCTGCTCTGTGGCGATTTGTTCTCCAAGCTCGACCTGATGGTCGCTCTTGGGGAGCTTCGCCCAAAGCATGGGTCCGGATCCACTGCGGATCGTCTTCTTGGCAACGCCAAGTACGACAACCGCGAGTGGACGGAGCGTCTTGACAAGGTCTTTCCAGTGATGGACTGGCTTGTCCCGACGTACAAGCACCTTGAGGTGCTTGACCGCGTGTCGATCCTCGAACCTGGGGCGGAACGGCCCGTAAGGGTCATTACCGTCCCGAAGACGCTCAAGACGCCTCGGATCATTGCCATGGAACCTACGTGCATGATGTATGCACAGCAGGCAATTCATGAGCAGATCCTTGAGCTCCTCCCGAGAGATGAGATCCTCGGGAAGCTGATGGACTACTCTAGTCAAATCCCTAACCAGGAGATGGCTAGACAGGGTTCCAGAGATGGTTCCCTGGCGACACTCGATCTGAGTGCTGCGTCCGATCGCGTCTCGAATCAGCATGTACGTGCGCTTCTTTCTCTCTGGCCTTCGCTTGCGGAGGCCGTTGATGCAAGTCGCTCACGGAAGGCTGACGTCCCTGGCTTTGGTGTTTTACGCCTAGCCAAGTTCGCGTCGATGGGTTCAGCTCTCTGTTTCCCATTTGAGGCGATGGTCTTCACGACCATCGTATTCCTCGGGATCCAAGATGAGCTGGGTAGACCACTCACCAGGAAGGATATCAAATCCTTCCATGGTAAGGTGCGCGTGTATGGGGATGATATCATCGTCCCCACGCACATGGTCAGTGGCGTGATGAAGCGACTGGCATCTTTTGGGATGGTAGTCAACACCGCTAAGTCTTTCGGAACTGGGAAGTTCCGAGAGTCCTGTGGAGCGGACTTCTTCGATGGCCACGACGTTACCGTCGTGAGAGTCAAAGAAGAATTCCCAACATCACGCAAGCATGTAGACGAACTCGTGTCTACTGTAGCTCTGCGCAACCACTTGTGGGAGCGAGGTTGGTACAGTAGTGCCGATCACCTTGACACAGTGATCAGTAGGGTACTGCCGGTTTA